GGGTATTGGAACTGGTTTAAAAGCTCTTGGTTTGGGTTTACTTATTTCTTCATTAGATACTGTAAAGGATTTGTTTTCCCAAAACCAAAAAGTAGTAGATACGTTCACGACTGCTTTTGAGTTTGCTGGACAGATAGTAAGCCAAGTCACAACATCTTTTACAAATATTTACAACACATTAACTCAGACTACAGATCAATTTGACGCACTTGGAAGGGTTATATCTGGGGTTGTTACAATTGGATTAACTCCTTTAAAATTAACTTTCAACGGAATAAAGTTAGCAGTACAAGAGGCTATGTTAGCTTGGGAGAAAAGTTTCTTTGGGGGGAAAGATGAGGAGACGATAAAAAACTTAAACCTATCAATAACAGAAACAAGAACAAATATTTTAAATATTGGCAAGGCTGCAATAAATGCTGGAAAAGATATTGCAGATAATTTTGTTGAAGCAGTTACGGAAGTTGGAGAAGCTGGAAAAGTAGTTGGAGAAGAATTAGGAAAGGTAAACGTAAAAAACGCTTTAGAGTCTGCAAAAGCAATAACAGCATTAAAGAAATCAGCAGAAATTGCATCAGTTTTAAATCAGGGATTAATTGAGAAATATGATAGACAAGCAGAGCAACAAAGACAGATTAGAGATGACGAGAGTAAAAGTATAGAGGATAGAATAAACGCAAATGATAAACTAGCTGAGATATTAGATGAGCAAGAGGTAGCAATGAAAAAAAATGCACAGCTAGCTGTTGATGCTGCTGCTGCTGAGTTGGCTAAAAATAAAGATAGTATAGAGTTACAGAAAGCATATCAAGAAGCATTAAATGAACAAGCTGGAATAGAAGCGCAGATAACTGGGTTTAGAAGTGAGCAACAAACAAACGCCAATTCGTTACTAAGAGAGCAGAAAGAGATCATGAATGAAATCTCTTTATTTGGTAAATCCGAAAGAGACAAAGAGAGGTTAGAGCTAGAGCAAGAGTATAATCTAAACAAAGAGTTAATAGAAAGAGAAGTTACAGATGATGCAGAAAAAAAAGAGCGTTTACTTGCTTTACAGTCTGACTTTAATACTAGGCTAAAAGAGATTAATGATGGATTTGATGCTGAAGATATAGAGACTAAGAAAAAAAATACAGAAGAATCAAATAGAATTGCAAAATTACAAAAGGATTACAAAGAGCAACAATATAGGCAAGGCTATAACCAATTGCAAAATATTGTCAGTATAGGAGGAAAGAAACTTGAAAAGGTAGGAAAGGCTTTAGCTATTGCAGATGTTGTTAGAAGTTCTGTAAAATCTATATCGGAAACTGTATCAAGTACTGGTGCTGCAAATGCGAAAGCAGTATTAGCTTCTCCACTAACTGCTGGGATGCCATTTGTAGGAATTAACACAGTAAAAGCAGCTCTTTCTATTGGCTCTACTATTGGAACAGCTAAAAAAAGTATTCAATCTATAATTGGTAATGCTAAGAGCGTAGGAAGTAGACCAAATTTACCAGCTCCATCAGCAGTACCATCAGCACCTCCAGCATTTAATGTTGTTGGAGCTAGTGGAGCAAATCAATTAGCGTCAGCAATAGGAGGGCAATCTCAACAACCAGTTCAAGCTTATGTCGTGGCTAATGATGTGACTACTTCTCAATCTATGGAAAGGAATATTATAGAAGATGCAAGTATAGGAGGTTAAAAATGCAAAATCATAACCAATTTTAATTATATATACATGAAGCTAATTGAACTTATTTTAGACGATGATGAAGCAATAGGAGTAGAAGCTATTTCTGTTGTTGAAAATCCAGCAATTGAATCAGATTTTATTGCTTTAAACAACCAAGAGATAAAACTTGCTGAGATAGACAAAGAGAAAAGACTTTTAATGGGAGCTTTATTAATACCAAAGAAGCCTATTTACAGAAAGTCAGGAGAAGATGAGTACTACATATTCTTTTCTGAAAAGACAATAGCAAAAGCTTCTCAGTTATATCTACAAAACGGAAACCAATCCGAAGCAACTTTAGAACATGAAGGA